GTCGTGACGCATGATAGTTGCAAGGCTTTCGTTGGCGTCCTTGGCAACTTTCTTTCCACCACACTTCGGACAGGTCATGTGACCGTCACGAATCTTTCCCGTTCCTTTGCACAGGGGGCACTTATCGCCTTTGGCTACCTGAATCCACTCAAGGATTTCACCATCAAAGTCTGTCATTGTGTCTCCTTAGATTTGGGCAAAAGCAACGGTGGTGGTTCCCGATGCGGTAATGGCGTTGATTTGACCTGTGTAGGTTTGGAGGTTCACAGACTGTCCTGAGGAAAGGACAATGCCCTGACCAGCAGTTGCGGTGGAACTCAACGAGAGGGTGACGGTATTGGAGCCGGTGTTGGTCAAAAAGATTTGGAGCCGATTGGGGCTAGAAGCCACAACCATCGTTCCACCAGCAGGGGTTGATGAAACAGATGCTGAGCCGTTGGTGGCACTGCCCTGAGCAACATTATTGGAAAGGTGACCAGAAGCCATTAGTTACCGCCTAGGAAAGTTTGGGGGTTGTCGAATTGCGTAGGAAGGTCAACCTCAACGCCAGAGCCGGTTCCGCCGATGCTGAAACCACGAATCTCGCCCTTCTTTACCAAATCCCAAGCCCAAGGCTCCCAGATAACTCCAAGGAATGAAGTGCCAGCAGGGAAGGTCGTCTTGGCGATTTCACCACTGTCTGCCCTGTACATAGGAACCTCGACCTCGTGGGGCCAAGTCATAGCCTCTACCCACTTGCCCGCCACAATCTCTACATTGTGCTGAAGGCGGATGTCACGGTCGCCGTTCTCCACATATCCCCATAGGGCCTTTTGGAGTTCCTCGGGGTCAGTCCACTCTCCGTGTGCGTCGGCACGGTTTGGAACATACCAAGGAGCGAGGGTGTAGCGGAGTTCGTCGTTCTTGCGGATTGTGCCAACGATTTCACTATCCTCAGACTTCTGAAGGAGGTTGGCGTCTTGCATCACGCCGGGAGTGAGTTGCGTTGGTTCCTCTGACTCGATAACCGTCATGTTGGGGGGAACAACTTTTGGTTTTTTCTTGCCTGCGTAAAAGGCTCCGATTCCACCACCATTGTCCGAACCGTCTACATGGACAGCGTTGACTGTTGGGCCGTCCATCTTCTGAACGCCTGAACTGTCCTCAACTAAGTTCTCTGAATCCTCATCAGCGTCTGTTCCGTCTACGCCCTGAAGTGGGGTGGGAATCTTTGGCTCGGCCTTGCGACGGCTCTTGTAGTAGATGTCTACGGCGGCGGTGTGGGCGTCGAGTGCTGGAACCACATTGAACTTGCACCAACCGTTGCTCTGGGCGTCGGCGGCAACCCAATCACAGCCGTTTTCGCTGAAAGCGATGCAGTTGGCGCAGTTCATGCCTTGAGCAAGGTAGGGCGAGAAGTCCGTGTAAGCGGCGTCAGTCGTGGGAATCCGGCCCAACTCGTCAACCATCTCATCGAGGCTCTCAGCCAACTCAACTTGCCATGGGTCAAGCCCGTCTTTCCAATCCTCGCCCAAGATTTCACTATCCGAAGCCGAGGAAGTTGAGGAAGAACTACTGCTTGACGATGAGGAACTACTGCTGGAATCGCTAGATGACGATGAGGAAGACGAGGAACTGTCACTACTCTCTTGGTCGTCAGTCGTGCTGGGCGAACTGCTTGATGAGGACGATGAAGTGCTGGAATCGTCATCTTGACCGGCCTGAACCGCCTGAAGGATGGCGGCTACCGTGTTGGGGTCAAGGGCAACCTGAACGGCTCCGTCGGTGGTGGAATCATCGTTAGAACTGCTTGACAAACTGTCATCTTGTGGCTCAATGGGGGCATTTACGAAGGAGAATGGAAAGCCAATGGCCTTGTCAATCGGCTCGCAGGGGTCGGTTTCCACCACAGAACCGCAGACGACACAAGGGTGTGTGCCGTCAAAGTCGTTCTGGCTCTTGGTGAAAGGGTGGGGGACGGAAGCAAGGCCCTTGGCGATGTTGCGAGAAATGAGGCGGGTTTCGGCCTCAATGGACATGGCTTTTTCACCAAACACTCTCTTGGAGAGGCGTTGCCAGATAGCGCCTTCATCCTTGGCGTTGGGGACGAGAACAATGGACACGCCGCTCTCTCCGGCCTTGTTGACCGCCATGAGGTCGGCGGTGGTGAAACCATCTTGAACGAGGTCGGCAGCACCCTGACGAACCTCAAAAGCAACAGACTTGTTGGCGATGAGGTCACTCAAGGAGATGTCTGTTACGACATCAAGAATGTTCACTTGTTCCACAGGGTCGCTCCTTCGTGCGCTGGAATAAATGCTACCCCACCCTTTCCAAAACTGTTGTTTTTATTACTTGCTCTTTGGTCGAGCAGCAGGTTTTGGAGCAGGTGAAATAGAACGAGTGCGCATGACGGCTTGACCCTTTTGCTTAGAGGCTCTTATTTTTCGGATACGAATGGTCACGATGTAGGCCCTTGATTGTTGGTCAACGGGCCACTTTGACCCGTTGCATCCCTAACCGACCCATAAGCCGATGGGGGAATCTGTCCGGTTTGTCCGGGGTATCCCTGTGAAGAGATGTCGGATTGGATTCCACTACCACCGCTCTGGTCGTTTGGCCCGCCCTGTGGGTTCTGAACGCCCGTGGGCTTGGTGTTTCCTTGTGGCGAGCCAACTGTGCTGTCAGTTCCCGCAGCGCCCACAAACGCCTTGCCGTGGTCTTCTTGCACTTGGTCGGGTTGGATTTGGTTTCCACCATAACGAGTGTTGTCAGCAACGCCATTGTTCTCGGGGCGGAACGCTGGCATACCGGCGAGTTCACGGAGGAAGTCCTCAAGGTTGTTGTCGGGGGTGAGCAGTTGTGACTGCGTAAGGTTGGTGAGGAAGGTTCCAAGTTCCACCAAATCAACCTGTGTGACCTGACCATATGTGAGAACGGGACAGTGGGCGGTGTCGTAGCCGTTAAGTGAAATCAGGCGAGGAATGGCGTGGCTGTTGAATACCTCGGCGATGAGGCGAATCCACGATTCCACCGCAGCCATGAACAGGTCTACTTTGGAAGCGCCCAGAGCGAAGGAACCTACGGCCTCGTGGCCCAGCATGATGAAGTCAGCCAGACAGGTCATAGCAATCTGCTGGTTGTAGCGAGAAATGATTTGGTCGGTGTTGAACTGCCTCGAACCGCCTGAGTTCAGCAACTTGAAGTCAATGAGTTGCTTACCATTCTCATCAAACATCATCGGCAAGACGATGCCCTCAGTCTCGTTGCGCTTTACGCCTCGGACAATCCGCTCCATCGCATAGAGAGAGGACTTTTCGGCAGGGGTAGCATCGGCCGCAAGCCATTCGGCAGGAACATAGCCAACAGGCAGACCAGCGAGGTCACGCTCGACACCTACGGCCTCAAATTCCTCAATACGGCGCTTGTAATACCAAGCCTTGAATGCTGAACGGAGAACGGAACGACCTTCGGGGTTTCCACGAGCCGAAGTGGTGCGGAACAGAAGCGACTTCTCGATGGGAATAACATTCAGGCGACCTGTCGTGGGGTCACGCTGCACCATGGCCTTGATTCCACCAGATTCATCAAACTGCCACTGCCAGAGGCTGTCTTGGGCACGCATGACAATCTTGCGCCACCCGATTTTGTTGTCGTTGAACTTGGAGCGCATAGATGGGTCTTTTTGGTCTGGCCCCTTGCGCTGTTTATAGACAATCTCAAAATACGACCAGCCGTAGACAAGAAATGAGGTAATGGCAATCATCAACTCGTGCCAAGAGTGGCTCATGTCGTCCATGCACTCTTGCACAAAGTCGGCGGCCTCTTGGTCTTTGGGGTTGGGGGTTTGACCAGTTGGGTCGGTGTGGGGGTCAACACGCCAGTCCACTTGAAGGATGACACGCTCGATGGCAAAAAGAATGGCCCCGATAACGGGGTCGTTTTCAGCCATGTCACGGTAGGCTGTGAGAGATTGCCTGCCTCGAAGTTGGGGCAAAATGTCGTCAATGACGAATCCACCCGTGCGCCACAGACCCGTAGCGCCGAGTTCGTTGAAGTTATCCAATTGCGGGAGAGGTTCTTTCTCCCCAGCGTTATCTGGCATCTCGGCTCCGTGCGTCTATTGCTTCGCTTGCTTCAATAAGGCTACTACCCTTTTTCACTAGGGAACTGAGTTTTCGGCGTTGGCTCGGCGAATGACCGCCCCAAACACCCCAAGGCTCATCTAGGCCATATTCCAAACATTCGTAACGCACAGGGCACTTCATACAAATCTTGCGAGCGGGTGCGAGGTGATTCCCGCCGTGAGTTCCCGTCTCTGGGTAGAACAATTCCAAATGTGAAGCGTTTTCGGTCTTGCAGTTGGCATCTATGAACCATGCTGGGCGTTGCATGGCGGTTGCCAAGTCAAAGTCAATGGGAATCAAGTCAAGGGGGAAATCCTCGTTACCAAAGTATTCGTCAAGGTCAACCATCTATTTCACCACGCTGTGAGGAAAGGTAGGCGAGGAACTTGAGGGCCTGTGTCTCGCTAAACCCAACCTGCACCATGGCGAGGAAACTCTCATGGAGTTCGGCAAAGGCCAGAATAAGGAAATCCCCCTGACCGAATGGTTCAGAGGTGATGTCCCTGTCGAAATCGTCGGGAGAAGTATCGGGGAAGTCCACGACTTGTAAGATTAGTAGATTTACTTACAATGCTTTGGGAATGTCAACTAAAGGTAGAAACACAGAAACCGCCACCCCGAAAGGTGACGGCTCTCGTGTTCTGTTGCTCCCGACCCACTAGGGGTTCAGGGCTTAGAAGGGGCTGTCGTCGTATACTCTGTCGTCAAAATCAGACTTCTTGGGGGCTGGGGCTGGTGCTGAACCGCCACCACCCTTGCGCTCGGTGCGCTGAATGTTAAGGGTGGCCCAACGCACAGAAGCACCAACCTCATTGGCGAACAGTTCGATTTTGGTCTTTTCCGTTCCATCCTGAGCCTGATAGTGGCGTTGCTGAAGTTCGCCGTGAACGATGACACGGTTGCCCTTGCCAAAAGAGTTGGCAATGTTTTCGGCAATGTCTCCAATGCTTACGCAGTCGAAGAAGTGAGGCTCGTTTTCCCACTCGCCCGTTTCTTTGTTCTTCTTGGACTTGTTCACCGCAACGCTAAACGAAGTGAGTGCCGTGCCGGACTGAGCAAATCGAACTTCAGGGTCTTTGGTGATGTTTCCGATAATGGTAATACTGGTGTCAGCCATCGCTGTACCTTCTTTCTATTCAGTTGTGTCAGTTGGATTGTCTGACGGTGGTTAGTTGTGGGTGTCGCTCTTGACGAGTGACCTCACGGCCTCAATAGTAGCAAGGTTGCGGGCCACTTGTCCACCCTTTTGATAAGCGATTTCACGCCGAACTTCCATTATGGGTAGGTCGGTCAGTTCACAAATCCAATCAACCGCTTGGTTCAGCATCGCTAGACGAAGTTTGTCTAGGGAGATGGCAGAGCGCAGACCTTCCTCTAAGGCTATGAGCCTCATTTCGTCTGTGCTGATTGGTTCTGATTCCATCGCCCGCTTCCAAACTGGTCGGTATGAAATAACCATACACGCAGTTGTTTGACGAACTCAGGTCAATAAATGGGGATACCGCTAAAGGTATCTTTCGGGGTTACATACAGGGCATTTGTCCCAACAAGGTTCTCCTATCTCCTTACAAGATTCAATAAGTTGTGGGTCACGATAAGCGATGGAACATCGTGGACACCCATCTTTGAGTAACTCCAAAACCTTCTTGGTGATTCGTCTTGGCACTAAGGCGTAACTGTCCTGTGATTCGCCGCAAGTGTCCTCAGACCGTCTATATGCGTCTGTGAGACACGGATAGCCTCTCGTAGGGTCATTACCGTGCTAGCGGCTAGTTGGTTCCTGTAGCGAGCGTCAGCCGTTGCTACGGTGGCGTGGTCATCAGCGTGGTCAATGGTGACCTTCGTGCCTGTCTCCACACCTTGCGCACGAATACGAAGGCGCTCTTGTGCGAAGCCAACCTTGAAATCGGTTTCCGCTTGCGCCGCCTCTCGGGTTGCCTCGGTCAGTTGTGTTACAAGGCCATCCATGCGCTCCAACTCGGCTTCGATAGCCTCTTGAATCTCAAAGGGTGTTAGCACCTATGCCACTTTCAGTTGGTTGTAGAGGCTTTGGAACTTAGCGATGGTTTCGTTCAGGTCTTGCACGAAGGCGCTCCAACGATTCTCGAAGTTCTCATCGTCATCGTAGAGGTTGGTGTCAAGGTCAGCCTTGACCGCAATCTTGCGCATGTCCCCCTCATCAAACCACCAATTCAGTCCCCAAGTCTCTAGGCCAAACAGGGCGATAGAAGCAAGGGCAACATCAACCATTGAGGCTGGCTTGCCTCGCTTGGTGAACACATCAGTCGTAACTGCCATTGGATTTCCTTTCAATCAGTTGGATTTCGATAAATACATTTTCTCACATTTACTATGGGGTGTCAAATCCCATAGCCGTAACGCTCGGCGCATACAGGCCCAAGACCACGATTCACCGAAGCAGGAACGGTGAGACGGCGCAAGCAACACAGGCAGTGGTTGCTAGCGATGGCGTAAGCCTCAGCCTGATTCATAAACTCGGCACGAGCATCGGCAACAGAGCCGGTGAACAGCAACTCCGCACAGGCGATGACACGCTGGTTGTCACGGTGCGCCCGAAAGAATCGGAAGCCGTTAGGGGTGATGAAAGCAACATCTTTGTAGGAACGCTCATTGTCAGAACCCATGAGAACGCCAAGAGCCAACTGTCCATCGGCCCAGTTC